ACAGATGGAATTTTTCTGGTCAGACGCGCATGATCCTAAGCACTTTCATGTGTTAGATACTGAAACCCGAGAAATAGAAGCTATTAGAAATCCATTCACATTATTTGAAAAGATAGTTTATGATGATCGTGAAACAGACTATTCTACATATTCTCTAGGTCACTTAGACAATAAATTTGTTAAAGTGGTGGTAATTAATAAATCAGACCCCTTTACATTTGATACTTTTTGTGATAAAATTCAGAGTAGAAATATCCATGAATTAAAAATAACAGAAAATTTTGAAGAATTTATTGGAGAAAGAGTTGGAGATGAAGGTATATCCGTAGAAGATACAGGAACATTGCTCGACACTTATGTAGAGTCTGTAGATACTGAATTAGACAAGAATAGAATTAAGATTAAAATGAGAAATCTTTTAACTGAAGCCCAAACACTGGAAATTACATGATCCTCTTTAAGAGACTTAATTATAAGAATTTTTTATCCACCGGTAATAATTGGACAGATATAGATTTAAGTAAATCTAAATCTACTTTGATTATAGGTGGAAACGGTGCGGGTAAATCAACTATGTTAGATGCACTCTCATTTGCCTTGTTTGGTAAACCACATAGAAATATTAATAAACCTCAATTAGTTAATTCTATCAATAATAAAGATTGTCTTGTCGAAGTCGTTTTTTCTATAGGAGTAAATGACTATAAAATAGTTAGAGGAATTAAACCTAATATTTTTGAAATTTATCAAAATGGCAAAATGTTGGACCAATCTTCACATGCTAAAGAATACCAAAAAATCCTTGAACAAAATATATTGAAACTAAATCATAAATCATTTCATCAAATTGTTGTTTTAGGTAGTAGTTCATTTATTCCTTTTATGCAGCTTCCTTCTCAACATAGAAGGGATGTTATTGAAGATTTGCTAGATATAAATGTATTTTCCAAGATGAATGTTCTTTTAAAAGAAGAAACTAGCGTATTGAAAGAAAGTATAAAAGACATTAAGTATAGTGTTGAAGTTTTGGTAAATAAAATATCTACCCAAGAGAAATATATTAGAGATATTACAAATTTCAATCAAGATTTTACGGATAGAAAGCAAGCTGAAATCAAAAAATTAGAAGCTGAAATTTTGGTTTTCCAGGATGAAAATTCAAAGTGTGATATATTTGTGAATGAGAATCAATCTATAATGAAAAAGGAGTTGAATGATGCTAATGATAAAAAACAAAGCCTGTTGCAGTATCAAGCGAAATTCCAAGAAAAAATCAAGTCTCTGGTCAAAGAAGCGAAATTCTATGAACAAAACGATACGTGCCCAACTTGTACCCAGAGTATTGACGCAACGCTCCGATCAAACAATCTCAACGCTGCACAATCAAAAGCAAAGAAAATTAAAGAAGCAATGGACGATGGACTTAAAAAGTCGGCTGTTGTGGAACAAACTATTGAGCGGTTCACTAAGTTGGCAGATGAGATCCGACAGAAATTGTCAACTATATCTTCTAACAATAATACAATCTCTAGGTTGCAAGGACAAATACAAGATTATCAAACTGAATTGAAAGAGATATCAGGATCAAATGGTGATTCCAGTAAAGCAGAAAGAGAACTATATGCTATAATTGCTGAAAAAAATGAAAAGAAAAATGATGAATACGTTTTAAATGAAAAGTTATTGTATAATAAAGTAATGTCTGAGATGCTTAAAGATACTGGAATAAAAACAAAGGTGATAAAACAATATCTACCTGTTATCAATCATCTTGTTAATAAGTATTTACAGACACTGGACTTTTTTGTTCATTTTGATTTAGATGAAAATTTTCAAGAATCTATCAGATCGAGGCATAGAGATGCTTTTTCATATGAATCTTTCAGTGAAGGAGAAAAGCAAAGAATTGATTTGGCATTACTGTTTACTTGGAGACAGGTTGCAAAAATGAAAAATTCAGTAGCGACAAATTTATTGATCTTAGATGAAACATTCGATTCTTCCTTAGATCATGATGGAGTTGAAAATCTTATGAGAATACTTCATACATTAGACGATGATACCAACGTATTTGTAATTTCACATAAAGGAGAAATATTGGACGGTAAATTTGAAAATAAGATTGAATTTTATAAAGATAAAAATTTCAGTAAGGTTAAATAATTTACTTTACAAAAACGAAAAAAACTGCTATAATTCCTGAATATAAACATGGAGAATATATTATGAGACTAACAAAATCGACAATTCAAATATTGTCAAATTTTGCATCTATCAATAGCAATATTGTTATTGATCAAGGCAATACAATTCGCACAATTTCTGAAGCTAAAAACATTCTAGCTAAAGCCACTGTTGAAGAAACATTTGATTCTGAATTTGGTGTATATGATCTGAGTGAATTTTTAGGAGTGTTGAAACTAGTAGACAATCCAAACTTAAATTTTCAAGATGATTTTGTTATCATTTCAGACGAAAGTGGACTAACTAATATCAAATATTTTTTCTCGGATACTGAAATGCTCACTAAAGCTGGAAAAGATGTTAGAATGCCAGAAGGTGATGTTAAATTAGATTTGTCAGAAGATATTTTACAAAAACTAAGAAGTGCTGCCGGTGCTTTGGGTCACTCTGAAATGATCATTCAAGGTATTGATAATGGTTTGGCAAAAGTTACAGTAACAACTTCGGATAATTCAACAGCAAATACTTTTTCTATTGAAATTCCTGCTACTTCTGATGTGCATACATACAAGTTCGTATATAATATTAACAATCTAAAAATGCTATCTGGCGATTATGAAGTGGAGATTTCGTCTAAACTAATTTCAAAACTAACAAATAAATTAAACGGATTGCAATATTGGATTGCACTTGAAAAATCATCAACCTACGGAGAATAAAATAATATGGCTGATAACGACCCACATAAAAAAGCGTATGATCTAATGAACCAGATTTCGCGTAGTGCTATCGCAGTAATTGATACTGTTACTCAACGAGGAGGTTTCAGAGGTGAAGAACTGTCTACTATCGGACAGTTGCGTGATCAATGTACTCAAGGAGTACAAACTGTAGAAAACTACAAACAAGAGCAGGCAGAAGAATAGTTAGTAAACTCCTATAAGGATAGAATTATATTATGAATATTGAAAAACAGCGAAAGCTGGACAATGAATTTTTGTGGGTAGAAAAGTATCGTCCACAAACTATTGAAAAAACTATTCTTCCGTCTAACCTAAAAGAGACTTTTAAAGAGATTGTCAAGACTGGCGAACTTCCTAATATGTTATTTACAGGAACTGCTGGTCTTGGCAAAACTACAGTTGCGAAAGCATTATGCAACTCTCTTGATTTAGACTATATTGTTATCAACGGATCGGAAGAAGGCAATATCGACACTCTAAGAGGAAAAGTAAAGCAATTTGCATCAACAGTATCTTTACAAGGTGGTTATAAAGTAATTATTCTTGATGAAGCAGACTATCTAAATCCTCAGTCAACACAGCCCGCTTTGCGCGGATTTATAGAAGAATTTTCTAATAATTGTAGATTTGTTTTGACATGTAACTTTAGAAATCGTATAATTGAGCCACTACATTCAAGATGTGGTGTTTACGAATTTAATACAACTAAGAAAGACCTAGTAGTTCTTTGTCAAGAGTTTTTCAAGCATCTTAGAAATGTACTTGAACAAGAGAACGTAAAATTTGCTCAGGAAGATTTAATTCCTATTATTAAAAAACATGCACCTGATTGGAGAAGGGTATTAAATGAGACACAAAGACGATCTATCGGTGGCATACTCAGTGGGAATAGCGTTGACAATTCTTCTGTGGATTCGGCTAGCGTTATACTGAAACATCTTAAAGAAAAGAATTTTAAAGAAATGAGAAAATGGGTAACGAATAATATTGATACCGACACTTCTGCAATATTTAGATCAATTTATGACAATATGCAAGATCATATTAAACCCCATTGTATTCCTCAAGTGGTTTTGACTCTAGCAGACTATCAATATAAATCAGCATTTGTAGCTGATATAGAAATCAACACCGTCGCATGTCTAACCGAGATTATGTCTCAAGTGGAGTTTAAATAATGTCTGCCGATAATTCTGTAATTTTTGATTTTGAAACACTCTCCGTGGATGTAAACCAAGGGGTAGTCTTATCTCTTGGTTTACTAACATATAATTCATTTAGGCTGAATAGTGATGAATTATATTCATATGATGAATTGTTAGGAAAAACAAAATATATGAAATTTGATGTTACCGAACAGGTAAAAAAGTACGGACGTAAAATTGATAAGAGTACTTTAGAATGGTGGAATACACAAGGAGAAAGTGCTAAAAAAGTTCTTGATCCAAATCCTGATCTTGATCAATCTATTGATAAGTTGTATAATTTTTTTGTACTGAATGTAAATATTAATAATTTAAAAACAGTATTTACAAGAGGAAACACTTTTGATATTCCTATATTTGAAGGCATTTTAAAATCAACTGGATACTCAGTTCCTTATCCGTTTTGGATGGTTCGTGATACACGATCTTATCTTGATGGTCTGTTATATGGCAGCGGTCAGAGAAATAGTTATATCCCCGAAGGTTGCCAAGAAAAATTTGTTGCACACGATGCACGCCACGATGTTGTTATGGACGTAATGCGTATGCAAACTATTATACAGGCTTTATAATGAATCATTTCGATTATTTAAAATCAATTAACATTACAAAAGATGATATTATGGTAGACGATATATCAGAAAAGTCATATAGTTCCTATATGGTAAATCGAGGATTATCATACTTTAATGATACTGTTGCTATTGCTAATGAAATGAATTTTAGACATACCACTCCTGCTAGAATGCAGTATGATTTTATTAGACAAATGGTTAGAAAGCGTAAAAGATTTTCGAAGTGGTATAAGTCTGAAAAGATTGAAGATTTAGAAGCTGTTAAAGAATATTATGGATATTCAAATCAAAGGGCGCGTGAAGTCTTAGGTTTATTATCTAAAGAAAATCTTAAATATATTCACAATAAAATTCAAAAAGGTGGTAAAACTAAAACATATAAATAACATTGTCATAAAATGAATATAACAAAAAAAGTGAGTTGACAATGGATGAATCTAATTTAGTGTCTTGGACACCAGAATCCATGTTAGAAGTTACGCTGAATGAGCCTGATGATTTTCTTAAGGTTCGTGAAACTCTAACTAGGATTGGTGTGTCAAGTAGAAAAGAAAACAAGCTATTTCAATCTTGCCATATTTTACATAAGCAAGGTAGATATTTTATAGTACACTTTAAGGAATTATTTCTGCTTGACGGAAAAAAATCTAATCTAGAAGAAAGTGATATTGCTAGAAGAAATACAATAACGACCCTAATGTCAGATTGGGGTCTTATAAATATACAAGATGGAAAACTATGTGAGCCTTTGGCACCATTAAGACAAATTAAAATTATTCCGTTTAAAGATAAAAGTAAATGGGAACTATGCACAAAGTACAACATAGGAAGAAAATAAATGCAGACTTTTAAATCGCATATGATAAGTGAAAGTGCGCTGAATGCGCTAAGAACAGCTACTAAAGCACATAAAGGCCAGTTTAGAAAAAGTGGTGGAGAATATATCGCTCATCCAAAAGAAGTTGCAAAAATAGTAGCAAAATTTAAACCAAAATCTTCAAATTTATCCGCACTGGTTCAAGCGGCATATTTACACGATACTGTAGAAGATACTGACTTAACACACAGTGATTTAGTAAAACAGTTTGGTGGATTAGTTGCAAATTTAGTTGATCAATTAACAACTAAAAAAGACGATCTTGAAGCTGCCGGCGGCAAAGGTGAGTATATCAAAGATAAGATGGTTAATATGACAAGTTGGGCATTAGTGATTAAGCTTGCAGATAGACTCGCTAATGTTTCTGATATTAGACAACAAAAACCTGCGTGGCAAAAGAAATATGCTGGAGACACAAAACTAGCATTGGACGCTGTAAAAAAAGATCGAAAAGATTTAAGTCCTACGCATAAGAAAATTATTAAAAATATAGAAAATATCATAAGGCCTTATGTGTGATGCGAATTGGGCTGACAAGGAAAATGGTAAAATGAAAACATTTAAAGATATTTTTAAAGAAAGTAAAGATGCAGAATATGATAATGAAGGAAGTATGGCAAAAGGTCAACTTCAAACAATTGCGGACGCTGCATTAGAATTGCATGATATGTTAAAAGATGAAACGAATATGCCTGAGTGGGTTCAATCTAAAATCACGAAAGCTACTGATTATATTGATACCGCAAGAGACTATATGAAAACAGAACTTCAAGCAGAAGGCAGAGATTATAAAAAAGAACGTGAAAATTATCTAGGTACTCCTAAACAGATGGCTAGAAATGCAGCCAGAAAAAGAGCAAGACGGGCTGCAATAAAAGGTGGACTAGCGACTGAAGGAGATGGTCGTGATATTCACCATAAAGATAATAATCCTATGAATAACGATCTATCTAATTTATCAAGCGTCACAGTAAAGTATAATCGCACAGAACCAAGAAGGCGCGATAAATGAAAAAATTTAGAGATTTCATAACAGAAAATAAGTGTGATTTGATAGGTATGAAACAAATCAAAGCATTTGAATCTATTGTTGATAAATTATTCAAAAAGTATGGAATTGATTTTAAATTCACAAGACACTTTGGCGATAGAATGGGCGACGATAGAAACAATCCTTGTATCAGCATGAAAGAGTTAGCAGAATTTATTAAAAAAATGTATGCAAGACAAGGAAAATCTATTAAAGGTGTTGCTGGTGCGGAAGCTGTTCTTAAAGATATTCAATCCGATTTAAATATTCCAGTCGCCGTTACTTACGATAGAAAAAATGACGAATTTGATGTTGTTATGAAAACTATTATGCGTAAGAAAAATTTTAAATCACCAGATCAAATAATTCAATATAAGTAATGAAATATTTTATATCGGCTCCATTTGGAAACTATATTAAGTTTTCTGGTGCTACAAGTGTAACAGGCAGTTGGACTTACAGACACAGGCCTGGACTTTTACCTCAAATATTAAAGACGCTACGCTATACTGATGGTGGATGGATTAATAAAATTGGATTGCGAAATGCTGGAATATATGAGGGTTTAAAAAGAACAAACTCTACAGATGTGTTGAGTTTAGCAGCTATTGATAAGTGGGATTGGATAAATATCGATAGTATTGTTCCGAGTAATACTTCCGTTGAAATAAATATTAGTTGTCCAAACATAGATAAAGGTGTTGGTGCAACAGAGTTGCCCGGCTTTGATCTTTGGCCAAAAACTCAGCGTGAGTGGTGTATATGTAAAATACCACCAACTGCGTCAGAATGTCTTATAGACAAAATAGTGGATATGGGTTATAATCAAATTCATGCGAGTAACACACTATACTCCGTAAACGGCGGTCGCAGTGGTAAAATACTTAAACCATATACGACTCAGATTATAGATTATATAAAGAGTAAACATTCACATGTTAAGATAATAGCTGGTGGAGGAGTAACTGAGAAAAAAGATGCTGAATATTATTTCGATAAAGGTGCAGACTATGTAAGTCTGGGAACAGTATGTTTTACACCATGGAAAATAAAAAGAATTATTTCTTAATTAAAAGCTTTAAATACAGAAAAAAAGTACTATATACTAATAAGATGCGGGTTACCCGGTCTTAAAACAATCTTGCTTGATCAAAAAGGAGATAACAATGACAGGCTTACAAACACTATTTCCACGTTCATCTTTTGTGGGATTTGACCATTTATTTCAGGAATTAGAATTCACTGCAAAACATGCTCAAGACCACTATCCACCACACAATATTATTAAAGTAGGGGAATCAGATTATTTGATTGAACTTGCTATTGCTGGGTTTAGTAAAGATGAAATTAACATTGAAGTAAAAGACAGAACTTTAATGGTTACTGGAGAACATGTGTCTAAAGGTAGAGAATTTATCCATCGTGGCATTTCGACAAAGAAATTTAAGCGAACCTTTAGGCTGTCCGAACATGTACAAGTAAACGGAGCAGATATTCAGGATGGCATATTAGCAATTAAATTGGAATATGTTATACCAGAAGAAATGCGTCCTCGTAAAATTCATATTGGCAATTACGAGGAAAACTCAAATGCAACACATACTAACAACGCACAACTTCTTAACGAGAGGTCTAACAGGACTGTTTGATCTTTTATCATCTTTAGTAAAATCTATTCAATTTTCAAGACAGTGTTCTGCAAATGCAGATTTGGTTAAATATTTTAGAATAGAATATC